ACCGCGTTGTGGATCTTGTCCGTAGAACATTTTGGTCACGGATTTAAAAAAGTGTATCACTGCCAACAGGTATTCAGCTTCTGTGGTGCTTTGTGCAGTGAACAAGCAGGTCAAGGTGACTGGTTCCACTGCACTGCTTTGGTAGAAATAACCTTTGTAGTTTGAATGTGTCAGTTCCGCCGACGAATAGGTAGCTTTGTACGATGTGTTGATTGTGGGTGTGTAGGGAAATATTACCCCGCCGGTGCGCGTTAACGGTGTTAAAATTCCCGGATTGGGTGCTGCATACAAATAGTCAGCAGCAGGTGCCAGTCGCAGTTTGACACGCCAGTCAGCATTGTTTTTATTACTACGCTGATTGGCGATGGTGTTTTGTGTTCTGGCAGCGTCCAGGGTAGCTTGTTTATCGGCTGCATTCTGTATGGCCAGTTGGTCCAGTGCAGCAGCATTGTCTGCAGATAGATTGTCAAATGCTGCTGCGGCATCTAATCGCGACTGCTCTTCCAGCGCATCCAATGGGTCAACGGGCTCTGGCACAAGCGGCAGATCGTGTTCTTCGCCATATTCGCTTATGATCGGAGGATACGGATTTTGTTCCGGTGTCACCGTCGCAGGAGATCCTGTGATATCAACATTCGCCACTGGGGTGGTGCCGGTACCCGGTGTTATCACGGGCGCGGGCGTTACGATCGGGTCTGCCATATTTGTTTTCCTATACGATATTTATCGTTAATATAAAGTGTGTAGATAATGAACAAACGGTTGACAAGCATAAAATCAATGCTATAATAAATATATTATTAGGAGACCTTCCGCCTATGGCAACAACTAAACGCACGATATCCGCACTGGATCCGTTAAAATCAATTTCCGCAACTCCGGTAGCTCCGAAAGTTAATTATCTCAACAATAGAGATATTTTAAAAGAGATTCATTCCAGCAAGAACACATATTGCTTCTACACGGATCCCGAAACAGACAGTCAGTACGATATTATTTTACCAAGTATTGACAAAATCAACCAGCGCACAGTGGCCGAAGCAAGACGCAATCGTGCTGACCGTCTCAAACGGCTGGGCACAATTGTCGATCCATTGAAGATTCCCAATACCGATTTGGTGTTCCGCATCAGCTGCTGGGACCATATTCCAATGGCAGAGAAGAAGATTCCCAAGTCTGCACAGAAGAAAAAACAAAAACTCGAAGACCTTTTAGAATTCGAAGTCGAAGTTGTTGACGATTCGCTAGACGAGATTCTGGACGATGTGTTGTTGAATCCTGTTCGACAGCGGTTGAACTTTCCACCATTTGAACATTTTCGCCTGGACGAGAACAAAGAAAAGTACATTGTTGGCCGTAGTCACTGGAAGGGCGATCTTGAAACTGGATTCTTTTCCAAAGATCACGGCGACATGACTCGCAAACTGGCGCACATGTTTATGAAACTGTGCGAACGCTATGCAACCCGTAGCAACTGGCGCGGCTACACCTACAATGAAGAAATGCGTGGGCAAGCCCTGCTACAGCTGAGCCAAATTGGTCTGCAATTTGACGAAAGCAAAAGTCAAAACCCATTTGCTTACTACACAGCGGCCATTACCAATTCTTTCACTCGTATCTTGAATTTGGAAAAGAAAAGTCAAAACATTCGCGATGATATTTTGGAGATCAACGGACTCAGTCCAAGTTGGACCAGACAAAATCTTGGCAAACCCAGCATGGCATCGCTGAGTGGTCCGGTTACAATTACCACTTACATTGTTGACAAGCCTGTGGAAGATGTTGAATTGGACAAAACTGAATAGGTCAGTTTGGCATAATTCCGATTGCACATGCTCACAGTGTGTGCTATAATAGATACATATGAATCTATTTAAAAAAGTTGCTGTTTGCACCGACATACATTTTGGGCTTAAATCCAATAGCATTGTACACAATCAAGACTGCGAGCAGTTTATTGATTGGTTTATTGAAACTGCCAAAGCACAAGGTTGTGAAACCGGGATGTTTTTGGGTGACTGGCATCACCATCGTGCCAGTATCAATTTACAAACTCTAAATTTCAGTCTGCGCAGTTTGGAAAAGCTGTCAGCAGCGTTTGATCGTTTTTTCTTTATCCCCGGCAATCACGATCTATACTATCGTGACAAGCGTGACATCCACGGTGCCGAATGGGCCAAGCATTTGCCCAACATCACTGTGTGCAATGACTGGTTCCACGAAGGCGATGTAATTATTGCTCCGTGGTTAGTAGGCGACGACTACAAACGAATCCCAAAACTAAGTGCCAAATATGTTTTCGGGCATTTCGAGCTTCCCCACTTTAAAATGAATGCCATGGTAGAGATGCCGGATCACGGTGAAATCAAAGTAGAAAGTTTCAGCGGTATCGAAAGTGTATACTCTGGACACTTTCATTTACGGCAACAGAAAAAGAATATCAACTACATCGGCAACTGCTTTCCGCACAACTTCGCCGATGCCGGGGACGGTAACCGCGGTATGATGGTAAAATCCTGGGGACAAGAAGATCAATATTTTTCCTGGCCCGGGCAACCATTGTACCGTGTGATGAAACTCAGCAGTGTGATCGACAATGCCCCAGCTTTGTTATCGCCTAATATGCATGTTCGTGTAGAGCTGGACATTGATATCAGCTACGAAGAAGCAAACTTCATCAAAGAAACATTTGTTAAAGATTATAATCTAAGAGAAATGGCCTTGATCAATGTAAAGAGTGCTGCGGTAGATTCTGATCTTGCACCAGGTGATGTCACCTTTGAAAGTGTTGACCAAATTGTAATTGATCAACTTACAAATATCGAATCGGAATTTTTCGATAACAAACTTTTATTAAAAATCTATCAAAATTTATAATGCTTTGTAATAAAAACGAACTTCTTGAATCAAGAAACTTTATCGACGGTGTTGATTTTACTCGTAACGACCCTTGTATTTTTGTTGTATATCCGGCTGGTGCAGCTGGCGATTTATTAATTTCAATTATTGATAAACACTACTTACGAACCGGCTGCGAATATTATGGAATTTCCGACACCGGTCGTGTTCATATGTTTACTGCTGACTATGAATCAATGGACCTGTATAATCAATACGAATTTAACAATAAATGGTTTTATGATCTAGCGGATAATCTAAGCAATCGAAATCTAAATTATTCGTTGTTGGATCAGATTATTTTTGGCTGTCATATGTATCAAGAGTCACAAATAAAATATATTCTTAACACATTCCCGCAGTGTAAAATTATACGAATTGCGCCAGTTGACAACGAAGGACAAGAGTTAATATCGTTTCTTAAAAATTTTAAACTAGGAGGCAGCAGTACATATAAAGACGAAAATATGCCAGTTAAGTTTGTTGACGATCGAGTGTTAACTCTTCCGTTCGGAGGATTATTTAACGAAGAGTCTTACTACAAATGGTATGATAATATCATTGATTTTTTAAATCTAAACGGTCGCTTAATTTGCTTTGATTATGTAAAATATTATTTGTCAAAGCAATCCGAGTCAATTCGCAATAAACTAGCAGACTACAGCAAAAACCTATGATACATATCAAAAATTTAACTGTTCGAAATTTCATGAGTGTAGGCAATTCTACACAGGCCATTGACTTTGATCGTAAAGACCTAACCTTGGTGTTGGGCGAAAATCTCGATCTCGGCGGCGATGGTAGTCGCAACGGCACAGGCAAAACAACAATCATCAATGCACTGAGTTACGGGTTATACGGCAATGCTCTCAGCAACATCCGAAAGGATAATCTAGTCAACAAGACCAATGCTAAAAACATGCTGGTCAGTATAGACTTTGGTGTAGGCGGCAAGGAGTATCGCATTGAGCGTGGGCGTAAACCCAATGTGTTGAAGTTCTATGTAAACAACGAAGAACAGTCCGCAACAGACAACGCACAGGGTGACAGTCGCGAAACACAGAGCGCAATCGAAGACACCCTGGGTCTCAGCCACGACATGTTCAAACATATTCTAGCATTGAACACATATACTGAACCGTTCTTGAGCCTCAAGTCAAACGATCAGCGTACCATTATCGAGCAGCTTCTGGGAATTACCATGCTGAGTGATCGTGCTGATCGTATCAAAGAGCGTACACGAGAAACAAAAGACAGCATCACAGCCGAAGAGTTCCGTATTCGCGCTGTGCAAGAAGCCAACAAACGGATCGAAGAACAGATCGACAGTTTGAAACGAAGGCTAGCACTTTGGCAAAAAAAGCACAACGATGATCTAGCGTACTTGGTAAAGAAATACAACCATCTTACCGAAATCGACATTGATGTAGAATTACAAGCACACAAAGATCTAGCAATTTGGAACACAGCAAAACAGCAACAAGATGCATATACTGCATTGCTTGCTCGGCAGACCACATGGAAACAAAAGCAACTAAACGATGTTACTGAGCTGAATGATAGTTATGTCAAGCTCAGTCATATTGATATTGTTGCTGAATTACAGTCACATGTGGATGTGGCTGCACATCTTCAAAAGTCAAAGGACATTGTTGAGTTAAAATCGCTGATTGCCAGGTGTGAAGCAGACGAAAAGAAAGAAGCCAAAGTTGTCGACAAGATCAAAGCAGAAATTGCAGATCTAACAGACCACAAGTGTTATGCATGCGGGCAAGACTTTCACGACGCTAACCATGCTGCGGTGATGACTGCCAAAGAAAAAGCCCTACAAGAAGCAGTGTTGCAAGTACTTGCAACAAACGGTCAGTGTATCGAGCATACAGAGTCACTTGCTGTGTTAGGTACGCTGGGTGTATCTCCCACTACCCATTATAAAACACAAGCCGAAGCAATTCGACATTCAGGCGATTTAGAAAATCTCTATCAGCAGATTAATGCTCGCGCAGATGAAGTAGATCCGTACGCTGATCAGTTGTCGGAACACTCTGTTATAATGCCAGGTATTCAGCCAAAAACTCACTACGATACAGAGTCAGAAGCCGTGGATCATCGTAGCCAGTGCAACAACTATCTATATCAAATCGAAACTAAGAACAACGATACTGATCCGTATACGGATCAAATCGAAGAAATGCAGTCACAGGCTCTGCAGGAAGTTTCCTATGACACAGTGAACGAATTAACCAAGCTGCAAGAGCATCAAGAGTTCTTGCTAAAGCTGTTAACAAACAAAGATAGCTTTATCCGTAAGAAGATCATTGAACAGAATCTAAGTTACTTAAATACAAGACTTACATATTATCTAGATCGCATCGGCTTGCCGCACACTGTGGTATTCCAAAATGATTTGAGTGTGAGCATCGAAGAACTAGGTCGCGAACTTGATTTTGATAATTTAAGTCGCGGCGAGCGTAATCGATTAATTCTCAGTATGTCGTGGGCATTCCGTGATGTGTTCGAGAGTCTTTATCAGCCGATCAATCTATTGTTTATTGACGAAATGATCGATTCAGGAATGGATACACAAGGAGTCGAGAACAGCTTGGCATTGCTTAAACATATGAGTCGTGAACGACAGAAAAGCATTTGGTTAGTGAGTCATCGGGACGAGCTTGCAGGTCGGGTTGAGAACATTCTCAAAGTAGTAAAAGAAGCTGGCTTCACTAGCTACAATACGGACATTAACATTGACACAGCGTGATATAAAAGTTCTGCATATTGAGCCAACTGATGTTTGTCAGTTGGCTTGCCCTCGTTGTGCAAGAGAAACCGATCCTGAATTCGACAAATCAATAAAACATCATTTAACAATCGGGCAACTGCAACATCATTTTTCAGATGAAGTTATTACCCGTCTCGACAAGATGTTTATGTGCGGAGACTACGGCGACCCTGCTGCTGGGTGGCCAATAGATATAATCACAACTCTGACTGGCAACGTCAGGCAGAAAACTTCAATTTAAACAACAACACATTGGTAGACACTTTGGCAGATCCTTTTTGGATCACCGAGCTACAAACATTTCGCTGGCAAGAATGCAAAACTAAATGTAAAAGCTCGTTAGTCGACGAAAATTATGCCACATCCTGGTAACTGTCATAACTATACTGCAAAAGGCAACTTCACAAAAATAACACATGACCTGGTATTATCAAAACAATTTAGTAGAGATTTTACCCGAAGAATGTGTTGGATTTGTATACTTAATCACAAATAATCTTTCTGGACGCAAGTACATAGGCAAAAAATTAGCAAAGTTCGCTAAAACATCAGTAAAAGTAGTAAAACAAAAGAACGGCATCAAAAAGAAGAAGCGGATACGAACAAAAGTCGACAGCGACTGGCGCGAATATTATGGTTCAAGCATTGAACTAACAGCAGACATCTTAAAACTAGGCACCGAAAACTTCTCCAGAGAAATACTCCACTATTGTGGTTCCAAGTCATCATGTTCATACATTGAGGCTAGAGAACAGTTTGATAGAAAAGTATTGGAAACAGACGATTATTACAATGGACAAATCAGTGTAAGGGTACACGGTAGTCACATCAAAAACAAAATTCAAATTCTCATCTAGACAACATCACGACACTGTGTTGAGCGATATGGCTCAACCCCATTGAAGATATGCGAGATACCATATTTAGATTCTTGGGCGTCAAAGGCAATTGCTAACTTAAGGCAACAAATGGTTTGGGCTCTGTGAAAAAGATACACCCCATGCTTATAGGATTTGGATCTATACCGAATTACTAGGGTTCCGTTGATATGTGAAGCTAGAGTAGGGGGTACCGGTCAACCGCCTCCGCTGTATATAAAACTAATAATAAATTAAAATACAAATCTCGGCAAAATAGAGACTGCTGTCACTCAGATAATGTAAACAGAAACTTTTCACCGTGCATACGGTGAATTGTGACTGCATAATCTAGATAATACTTAATTCAGTTAACTGTGTTAATAATTAGATAGAAAGAAAAAGATTGATGAGCATAGCGAATCAATAGACTTGCTTGCAAGTCTTTAATGTATCAGAAAGAATAGTTTATAATGCCACACAACATAAAACTTTATCCTGTTCGTAGATTTAAGGTCTTAATGTTGTTTAGATTTAATTGCCACGATCGATGTACTGACTTAAAAGAACGGAAGTCCTGATTTCTTTGTGGTTTCTAAATTGTCTTTGATTATCTGCGACACCACTGTGCGTTCGTCTGCACTGAGATTCACGGCGGCTTCGTATGATAATCCACCGCGCATATACCAAACCATTTTTAACGCCTCTTGCTTGATTTCTCTGCTTTCTTTTTCCATTTGGTCTACCCATTTGGAAATTTGATCAGAGTTCAGTACTAAGAGGCGTCCGCGAAAAAACTTGTCATGTCCAGTGTGACAGTTTGTTGATAATCCTTGGTACATTCGCTGCATTTCAACATCATTGGCTGTATTTCGGCGTTGGACTTGACATTGATAATATGATCTCTAATTTTGGCAAACAAGCGTCTATCACAGTTCTTCAGCATGTCCTCAATGAATGCAGGTTCGCTTACCAAAGCAGTTGGTGTCTTCACAGAAGCAATGCTTTGTGCAATGGCATGTATTGTGATCTCTGTGATCTTCATCAACGCTGCACTAAGAGCGGACATTCTTTGCTCTTCGGGCATGTCAGCTGATGGCAACACTTGCAACATCTTTTGTTCTTCAAACTGCTTTTGATTATTCTCATTGAGATTTTTGTAAGTCATTGGCTTGAAGAAAATCTCAAGATCGCCATCAATCACAGGACTGGTGTAGTCCGGTGTTTTCATGCGATCCATTACACTACGCAGATCTAGCCCGTAGTCAGCTTCGTGTTGACAATACGGACAAGTGGTTGAAATTTCCATATTATGCCCGTAACTGGCAATGCGAATAGCAACCAGTATAGTATCCACATCCATTGCAGGAATAGACCAAGGATCTTTGATATCGGGAATACAGCTTTTGATCACATTGATCACAGCACTGCCGTTGAACAATGCATCCGGAGTACGATACGAAATCTCGTCAATGGCAGTCATTGGGTACACTGGTAACTCACGGTTTGCCGGTATGGTCAATGCAGCTTCGGGATAGTATTTTCCGTCGCTGGGCAGCTTGACGTAAATGGCCGGCTGTCTGAAATACTGTGTTAATGGGTTGTTTGACATGTGAGTTTCCTAGGTAAATATAGTTATGGCAAATGATCTGACACAAGACGAAATCGATGCGCGGCAGCAACTCAACGAAGCTATCAAACAGGGCAGCGCCGAAATGGCCGCCAGTGGCCGCGTTAGTGCTGCTACTCAGTCCAAACTGGACAATTCCACCAAAACTCTTACTAAAGACTTTGATTCACTTGGGTCTCAACTTATCAGGGCAACCAAGACATTCTACGAAGGCACCACCAAGGCTAGTGATTTCGGCAGTAGTATTACTTCTGCTGCAAATTCTGCGGCAGGCTATTTAGGATCAAAAGGGCCGCTGGGTCTAGCAGTGGGCAAACTGGTGCAGGTACTTGGAAAATATGTCAATTTAGTAAACAAGCAAGCAGATCAACTGTTTGACTCGTATCAAGACATTGCAGACGCAGGCGCCACTGGTGCCCGTGGCATTACTGAAGTGTTTGAGAACATGCAGAAGTTTGGGTACACAGT